ACCTCGTGCGGCCCTGATCTCTATGACATCCCGCTCCGTTAATACGGCACAAGGTCTTGGATGCATGGCCCCTCTTGGGGATCGCCCCTTAAGGGCCATATCGGCCATATTGTCCTTATGGGAACCTGGCGATAAATGATCTGGGTTCACGCAAGCTGGATTGTCACAACTGTGCATTATAAATGCACCATGTGGGATTGGACCCTTATGCATTTCGTATGAAACTCGGTGAGCTATTGCCGGTTTTTGGTTTTTTGAAATTCTACCGTAACCACATCTGTCTCGTTGCGCTGTCCACTCCCAGCATCCGGTACTGTCATTTTTCCGAATTTTGGCAAAGAAACGCTCCGACAGGCTTGGGTATGCCATTGCGTTAAACCTTCAATGCCGAACCAAAGCCGCCGATGCCTGAAGCCTTAAGGCCAAGGCCAGCCAGCGACAGCGCACCGCCCAGCAGGTTCTTAGCGCCAGCAGATTCACCAGCAGCCTGCATGTTGTTCGCGCCGATGTTGCCGCTCGCATAGTTGCCATAGAGGCCGATACGGTTCGTTGCGTCTGTCGAATACAGATTGGCAAGGTTAGTGTCGTTGTTCGCGACGCCGGTTGCAGCCTGCGCTTCAGGCGAGACAAGACCGCCAAGGTTTGACAGCCAAGTGTTGTATTGCTGGTTCTGGTTGTTCTGCGCGAAGTTAAGCGCATCTAGATCGGCGTTGCCTGAATCCAGCATCCCACCAGCCGCACGGCGACGGTTGATCGCATCAAGACCCGCATTGATGCCCTGCTGATACCCCGGTCCATTCGTGAACGACTGCTGCGCCTGTTGAGCAGCATCAGCGCCATTCACGCCAAGCGCATTCAGGTACAGGTCGGTGCCTGCGCCATACTTTTTCTGTAGATCGGAAAGCGTCGTACCGGCGGAGTTAAGATAACTCGTGGAGCTTGTCAGCCCGCTATCGAGAGCAGACGTACCCTTATTGAGGTAGTCCGTGAGAAGTGAGCGGTTAGCATTGGCCGCGTCTTTTTCAGCGCCGCCCCCAAAGAGGGTGTCGAGAAATGATGCCATCGATGTCAATCCTGAGTGTTAGTTATAGGGCCCGGTCGGGGGCGTGAAGTTGCTTGTCCAGCGAGCAATGCCAACGCTGTAACGAAATTCATCAATGCTGCTCTGGCAGCACTGTGTTGCGCCGGATGTAGCGATGCGGCCAACATTCATCTCGTACGATGCGCCGCTTCTCATCGAGCCTGACGGAGCCGACGCAGATGACGTGGCGTCAATGCCGTCGATGTAGACTTTCATCGCGCTGGTCTTGACACACGCGATATGGTGCCAAGCCCCGTCCATGATCGAAGTTGCCGCCGTAACTGCAACCGCAGTAGGCCCCCCGCTGTTCTGAAAATTAAACCGCAGCAACTTCGATGTGTCGTAATATACGGACCAGCCTATGTCAGCGGACAGGCTGGCGTTGCCAAACCCGGCTAAATATTGGAGTGTTGTTGCCAGTGACGAAGAACCATTGATCCAGAAATCAACCGTGAAGTCAGACGATCCAGCATTGTAAGCGCTGTTTTGGTTCGACTTGATGTAACTGGTTGCTGCACCCTGATAGGATGCTGAACCGTATTTATGCTTCGCTGTCGTGAGCGCCGCACTGTTGATTGCGGACCAAGCCGCCGACACGCCGCCAGCGTTGCTATCTGTGAATGTCGTTGAGCCGTTCGTGCCGTCGAAATGGAGCAGAATCTTTGTGAAAGCGTCGTTTCCAGGAACTGGTATTTCACCGCCGCCCTGGTTGAACATGAAATGACTCATGAGGCTATTGTGCCTCCAAGCCACCAAACGTCCGTAGAGCGCTGGTAGAGCGTAGCGCCCGCTTCCTGAGCCGCTAGAGACTTCTGCGAGCCAACCGACTTGATGGTGACGCCAGACCCTTGCGCCAGCGTGACCTTTCCTGCCCCTGATTGTACGACTTCAATCTGCGTTCCAACCGGGAAGGCAACGGACGAGTTGGGCGGGATAGTCACCGTCACCGCCGACGAATTGGCGAACTCGCAAATCTTTCCCGCGTCAGTCAGAACAAACGTATAGGTTGTTCCGGTCTGTGCATTGATCGCCCGCGTAACGTCGGACTTAGTGTCGTCATGCGCCGGAAGGTCCGATAACGGCTGCAACAGCTTCACATAGTCGTAGAGCTTCTTCAGCTCCGCAAAGTATCCATACCAAGCAGGGTTAACTTGTGACTGCCCAAAATCTACGCCGACAGTTTGCCCCGGCATTTCCGGGATGGATGGTGCGGCAGTCACCGCAAAGGCTCCGCAGCCATATCGGCTCCCATAAAGCTGAACGGAACGTTGCTGGACATATCAAACCGCCAGCGGACGCCCTGCACGTCAGCCTGCCCCCAGATCGAAGCCCGCCTGCGGCCAGATGTAAGGGACTGCCTGCCGAGTTTGATAACGCGCGGATTGCTCCACGTTTGGCCGCCGTCTCGCGAGATTGAAACCTCTACATCGGGATCGGTCTGGACCGGATCGCTTCCTTCAGCGAGGCCGACGCCCTTTGTCAGATATAGATTCAGTTCATTAATGCGCACAGCCTGCGGAAATGCTCCTAGCGGACCTGTCTCAATCCGCTGGCGCAACGCATCGCCTAGTTCGTCCTGTGCCTGCCCGTCGATTTGAGGCAGGTTGCCGGACTTGCTATCGCCGCACAGCCACTTATCGAATGCCTTGAACGGAAACATGCCGCGCCAGTATTCGACCAGATGGCTTTTGCGCTCATGCCATGTGCCAAGGTCTGTCTCGTAGCACCAGCACCACGTCGGCGCCTGCACAGTCACAAAGCCATGCCCGTTGGCGATAAAGCCACCAACCCGGATCAGCGTCTTGTCAGGCTCGCGCTCGATGGCAAGGTCAACGTCAGTAGTTGATATGGCCTGCGGCGTATAACCGTTGAGCGTGTAGACCTTGAAGTCATCGCCTACGAAGAAGATGCCCTTCCCGAACCCATCCTCATGGCCGCCAATGGCATACGGGCCGACAATACCGCGATTGATGGTTGCGATGTACGAGAAGAAATAGCCCGTATCGTTCTGGCCGCCCCATACTTCCATCGAGGAAGCGCCGACGAGCAGAAGCTGACCATTACCAAGTGGAATACCGCGATAGAGCGTATCCGGCTTACTTTCAGCCGTGGCAACGCTTAGAGTATTGATGTCGGTTGAATTAACGTTTGTGTTTCGGGTCTTGCCGTCGCCGTAGGTAAAGACGAACACGCCCTTGAGATAGGTAACACTGTTAGGCTGGCCGACATCTGCATCAGGATAATCTACGATATCAGTTCCAGAGATGAGCACCGCGCCATCACCCGGCGAGACAATCACGACATTCGGAGTAGCCGCGTTATCGCGCGAAATAATAACCGGCGCGGTCCCCGGTACGGTGCCGGTTAATGCAGTAGCAGCGCCGCCGCTCGCATCGACCTGATAGCAGGTGCTATCAACAACGAAGTAGACCAGCGAGCCAACCTGCATCCCACCACGGAAATTCGTTCCGTCAGTGGTCGCAAAGCCCTTCAAGCCAGGAACGCGTGGATATGAGTATGGCTTACCAGCAGTCGGAGATAGCTTCTCGACATACGTGTTGGTGAGCCGCCCGCCCGATGCCTGCGGATGCCTGCCAGGAGCGGACAGGAGCGGGAACGGAAGATCAGTCATTTAGAAATAATGGCCCTGCATCGTCTGATACGACGGATCGCGGGCTACCAGAAAGCGCAAGCGCGATTCCTGCTTTGTAATTTGGTCGGGATCAGGCTCTGTGCCCGCAAACTCAGCAGCAGCGTTAATCGCCAGCAGTCGGGCAATTGTCAGAAAGTATTTGCGAGGGATTTCGTCACGATCTCCGATATAAACGATCTCGCTGATTTCCTCCAAAACATCGTCAACGCAGTTGTCAATCGTCTGATATTCGACAGCACCCAACGCCTCGCCAGCCACGGCCTTGCCGAGAATGCTTGCAGCCTTGTAAATGAGATTGTCGGCTGTTTTGGTATCTGACATTGGCGAGCCTCGATAGAGAAAGGCGGGCACCGTTAAGTACCCGCCCTATTCGTTGTTAGTCGTCACCAAGAGGAACAACCGAAACCGAGATGGTGCCCGTCACATCGATGTACGAGTTTGCATCAATGGTTGCCGCAGTGCCTGACCAGTTGAGATAAAGGTCAATCGCGCTCGCCGTACCATTGAGCGCAGTCGATTTCGCACCATCGACCGCAGTGCCCGCCCCGGTGCCGCCGGAGTTGGTGATCTGCGATGTCTTGGTACCGATGTCCTGCTCAGTGCCAGTCAGGGTGCCGTCGCGGGCCGTCGAAGCGGCAGCTGTGCCAACACCCCACACATAGACAGCATCACCGGCAGCAGTCGTAAGCGCAGAGCCTTCGACCGTTGCGGTATAGTCCTGACGGCACCCAAGGAACGAGAAAGCGCCCTCGATAAAGTCGAAGAGCTTCAACGTACCATAGGAACCGCTGGTAGTGCCGTCCGTGACAGGAACGCGCGCCTTGGTCAGCGTGAAGTCGATCCGGGCAACGCCCTTGTCCTTCACGATGGTTGCGGTTACGCGCCCTGACGTGGGCTGATTGAGCGCACCATAATCGACTAGATCGACGTTAGTGCGCCCCGGAAGCGGAGTTGAGTTTGCCATGTGGCGTTCCTCCCTTAGGCGTCAGCCGGAGCGGAGAAGAAGCCGTTGACTACACCCCACTGAGTGAGATCGGAGTTGCTGTCCTTCTGGAATACCTTGGCAACGCCGTAGCACATCTTCACGCCAGCACCCTTGATCCATTGATAGTCAGTCTGATCGCGGAACGTCGGGACGGGCATCTTTGCCCAAGGCATCGCAATGGCTGACTGACCAGCGAGGAACACCGGAGCAACGCGCCCGTTGGTATCGCCACCAGTTTTCAGATTGCCATCAATGCTTGAGGTCCAGATGTTATCGACAAATGCGTCGATTTCCGGCACCTCGCGGATGATACAGCCATCCCATTCGAGATCACCGGCCTGGAACAGAATGTTGTCCTTCGAACGAGGAAGGGCATTCTGATGCGACGTGCCAAGCGAAGTCTTGAGGTCGCGGAAGCAGGTCGTGCCAGCGAACAGAACAAAGTAGTCGTAGCCGTCCTTGGTCTTGTAGGGACGAATACGCGGGCTTGCCAGCTTGGCAACACGCTTCATCAGCGATACGGAAGCCGACGTAAACTTGTCAGCCGTCGCATCAATCTTGCCGATGTCGGTCGCGTGAACGCCCGAGTAGTTGCCGACAGCGTTGCCGTACAAGATACGGTCGGAGTTATCGACAGCCCACGCATTGAGCTGCGAAGCAGTCGCCGCCGCGTAGGTAACGCCGTTAACGCGCTGACCGTTGGCCGAACCCAGACCAGACGGAGCAGATTCGGACGGAATCGACGCAAACGCTTCGATAATTTCGTCGCGCTGGAGTTCCTTGCCCCAGTCGGACAGAAGCGGCTTGGCCTCACCGAAGATGTCGGCAGAGTCCTTCTGCTCGTCAGCGTCGGTCGTGGCAACAGCGTGACGTGCCCAGTCAACCCAGGCTCGCATACCGTAGTTGTTGATCGCCTCTTCGTTGTCAGTCAGGGTGCCGGACGATTTCGCCGTGCCCTTGAGCGAGGTCACAATCGGAATGTTGACCTGCTCGCCGCCCTTCTTGTTGTCGAAGATGGTGCGGATGATCGAGTTCATGCTCGAACCCATGTAGGGCGAGAACATGTTTTCGCGGACGTATTCCTTGATCAGTTCCTTGCGGTACTGAACAAGTTTGTTATTTGCCTGTGGGGTAGTAGCAGCCATTGGGGTAATCCTTCCAATGCGCCACCCAACAAAAAACCCGCCTCAATGGGCGGGTGCTTTCATGGTGTTTAGTTGGGTCTATCGGCGCAATGCAGCGTTGAGTAGCCCCGCATCGCTTTCGTCCTCTTCGCCGTCGATTGCGGCTGCTGAGGTTGCTCGATTAAGCGAAGGCGGGAGTGGCGTAACAGTCGAAGGACGGCCTTGGGCTACACCACGGATGCGCTCTAGAAGCTTTGCCTGATAGGTCGGGTCTTTCAACCGTTCCTCAATCTGGCGCTCTACAAACGATTCCGGGTCGTCGCCAATCGTGCTGAAAATGGTCTGCTTCCTGTGCCACTGCATGATGTCCCCAAAGGGATCAAGCGATTGCGTGGCCCGCTGGTAAACCGCGATAGCTTCCGGATCGCGAGAACTAAGTCCGCGACCCAGCGCCTCATACGCGGCGTCAACCTTTTCAGCCCCATGCTCACGGATAGCGTCCCTGCGGGAGTAGTATTCCCGAAGCTGGCTAATCTCGCTCTTGATGGGTTCGATGGCTTGCTTGTTGCGATAATCGACAAAAGCATCAGGGTTTTCGTACAGGTCCGGAACCGGCTGTTGCGGTTCATTCTGCTTCTGTAGTGCCTGAAGCTGGCGCTGCATCTCAGCGAGCATACGCTCGTTGTTGGCAGCCCGTTCTTCAGCGGCGCGGCGGGCATCGGCCTCTTCCTTGAGCCTGTAGGGCGGTATACTGCCCCTATTTGGCTGTTCGGTTGCCGGTGCTTCCGGCTGCTCTTGTGCAGCCTGCTCCGTTGCCTGTTCTGCGGCTGTCTTTGGTGCAAACCGTCCGCGCTCATCACGCGGCGTTTCCACCTGTTCGGTCGCGCTCTCAACTTGAGGCGCTTCAACCGTTTCAGTCGCAGGCTCGTCTACAGAATCCCAAATACTCTGATCGTCATCGGCCATAAGCCTATCCGTCCTTTTCCGTTTCGTGGAATTACGATGTCACCGATAACGCTCGGCGTTGCGTGGTCGTCATCGTCCCTGTGTCGTCGGGTGCGTTACGATTCATTCAGCAGCGGTAAAGGTGCGGTCCTGCTCCTTGTCGTGGGCGTCCTGCACCATCCTGAGAGGCGCTAATGCCGCCTCCTGCCGATCCTTCTCAGCCTTCGCGTACTTGGCCGCCGCGCTGGCGTTCTTGTCGTGGATGGCCGCCGCCGACTCCGCGATCTGCATTTCAGGCGGAAGCTCAAAAGCCTGCGGCTTGCCCTGCGGCGGCTGTGCAGCCTGCCGGGCCTTGGAGACGTTGAGCATCGCTCTGGACTTGGTTTCGTCCACCTTGGCCTGCTCGCCCTGTAGCGCGATCTGCTGCGCCGGGCCGGGCTGCTGGGACTGCTCAAGCATACCGAGCAGCTTCTTCTTGGTGCGCCCATCAATGCCGGGTGATAGTTCAATGAGAATCTGCGGCGGCACTTGTGCGCCGCTAGAGGCCATCGCAATCAAGGCGTCGTAGGTGTCAGCCATCATGTTGATGCTGTCCGGGCCTTCATCGATGATGATGTCCACATCGAGAGAGCCGAGCGCATTCACAATATTCGGGTGGCCTGTCGCCGGATCGACCTGAAGCCCGTTGATCTGAATGAACTGCGCCACATTGTCGTCGTCGGTAACGCGAATCCACCTCTCAGCCGTCCAATGCCGCTGAATGGCGTTGAACACCGCACGATAGACGCGGATTTTCCAGCCCTTGAAGCCCTGAATGTACGGGCCAAGCTCGGCAATG